CATTCAAGGCGGAGTACGCAACGCAAATCAACGTGTATATCCCGTTAACGAAATTGGCAGGGCTGTCACCACGCTCAACGAGCAGATTAGCAATGGTTTTTCAGTACTAGGCGAAGTAGATCATCCAGAAGGACTTAACATTAACATTGACCGTGTAAGCCATATGATTACAGAAATGTGGATGGATGGCCCAAACGGTTACGGTAAACTAAAAATACTACCAACTCCGATGGGACAACTAGTTAAAACAATGCTTGAAGCAGGTGTTAAACTAGGTGTTTCATCGAGAGGTAGCGGCAATGTCAGCGAAAGTGGCAATGGCGAAGTTTCCGATTTTGAGATTATAACAGTAGATGTAGTTGCCCAGCCAAGTGCTCCGGGCGCCTACCCAACACCAATTTACGAACACCTTATGAACACCCGAGGCGGTTATAAGGCGTTCCTAACATCTAGGGAAGTACAAGGCGATAAACAGGCACAAAAATATTTAAAAGAGAGCTTATTAGATGTAATAAGCAAACTCCGCTAACTAGGAGAGGAGATAAAATGTTAGACTCACTTAAATCACTCTTCGAAAACTCAGCACTATCGGAAGAAGTGCGTTCAGAACTAGAGGAAGCATGGAACGCTAAAGTTGAAGAAAATAAACTTCAAGCCACTGCGGAACTACGCGAAGAATTTGCTAAAAAATATGCACATGACAAAACAACAATGGTGGAAGCCATTGATGCTATGCTCAGTGAAAAACTAGCAGAAGAAATTGCAGAGTTCCACGATGACCGCAAACAACTAGCAGAAGCAAAAGCTAAGTTTGCAGTTGCACAGCGTAAAAATGCCAATTTAATGAAATCATTTGTTAGTGAACAACTAGCAAAAGAAATCAAGGAACTACACGCAGATCAAAAAGTAACAAAAGACAAGTTTGTTGCTCTAGAAGAGTTTGTAGTTGAATCACTTGCAAAAGAACTTGCAGAGTTTTATGAAGATAAAAAAGATCTTGCCGAAACAAAAGTACGTTTAGTACGTGAAGGCAAAGCACATGTTAATAAAGTTAAAACTGACTTTATTAAGAAAAGTGCAGCATTAGTATCAGAAGCAGTGTCAAAAGGACTTAAGAAAGAAATTTCGGCACTAAAAGAAGATATTGATCAAGCACGTGAAAATGATTTTGGCCGTAAGCTATTCGAAGCATTTGCTAACGAATATCAACACAGTTATTTGAATGAAAGTTCAGAAACATCAAAACTGCTTAAAGTTGTAGATACAAAAAACAAACAAATTGTAGAAGCACGTCAAGCAGCGGCTAAAGCGATCAAACTTGCGGAAGCAAAGTCAATCGAAGTTAAATCGATTAACGAATCAAACACCCGCAAAGACACTATTAATGCATTGGTTTCGCCATTGAGCAACGACCAACGTGACATTATGACAGACTTACTGGAATCAGTTCAAACATCTCGTTTACGAGCATCGTTTGACAAATACCTGCCGGCGGTAATAGACGGTAATACTCCAGCGAAGAAGAAGGCAGTACTATCAGAGGCAAAAGAAGTAACAGGCAACCGAACACAACACAATGACATCAAAGCAGACGCAATCGACTCAAACGTAGTTGATCTTAAACGTCTAGCTGGATTATAATAAGGAGATACCAATGTCAGAACTACTAGAAAGTCGTTGGAATGATACCAAGTCAGCACTTCTTGAAGGCCTTCAAGGCAATAAGAAAGCAGTAATGGCTTCAACCCTAGAAAATACCCGTAGGTATTTGGCTGAAACTGCAACTGCGGGTGCTACATCTGCCGGTAACATCGCAACACTAAACCGTGTGATCCTTCCAGTGATCAGACGTGTTATGCCAACAGTCATCGCAAACGAGATTGTAGGCGTACAACCAATGACTGGCCCAGTTGGCCAGATTCACACGCTACGTGTTCGCTATAGCGACACAGTAGGCACAGGCGCAAGCGGTGCAATAGCTGGTGAAGAAGCACTAAGTCCATTTAAGATTGCTGAAGCATATTCAGGTGACGGTACAAATGCACCAGCACCAACAGCTTCACTTGAAGGCGCAGCGGGTAACCGTTTGTCAATTCAAATCTTAAAGCAAACTGTTGAAGCTAAAACACGTAAGCTATCAGCACGTTGGACATTCGAAGCCGCACAAGACGCACAGTCGCAGCACGGCATCGACGTTGAAGCAGAAATCATGGCAGCACTTGCTCAAGAGATTACTGCTGAGATCGACCAAGAGGTCCTAGCATCTCTTAACACACTAGCTGGTACAGGTACAGATACATTTGACCAAGCAGCAGTTAGTGGTACAGCAACTTTTGTTGGTGACGAACATGCTGCACTTGCAGTACTAGTTAACCGTGCAGCTAACCGCATCGCACAGCGTACACGTCGTGGCGCAGGTAACTGGGCAGTTGTATCACCAGCAATCCTAACAGTTCTACAAAGTGCTACAACTTCAGCATTTGCACGTACAACTGAAGGTACTTTTGAAGCACCAACTAACACTAAAATGGTTGGTACATTGAACAACGCAATGAAGATCTATGTAAACACATATGCATCAGATGATGATGTATTAGTTGGTTACAAAGGTACAAGTGAATCAGATGCAGCAGCATTCTATTGCCCATACATCCCACTTATGTCTTCAGGTGTTGTCCTAGATCCAAGTACATTCGAACCAACAGTTTCGTTCATGACACGTTATGGATATGTTGAGCTATCGAACACTGCTTCGTCTCTAGGTAACGCAGCTGACTACTTGGAAAAAGTAGAAGTAACTGCAAACAACCTAAGCTTCTCGTAAGTTTAAACTTAACTAAAACGAAAATAGACCCTACGGGGTCTATTTTTATGATAACTATTTGCATGGAGTAATATAATATGCCAATAGGACAAATAATAAAATACAACAAAAAAAGAAAGTATAGTATAATAAGACCTAAAGAATGGGGTCCGGAATTGTACGATGTTCTTTTTGAAACAAAAGATTTTAAAGCATTATTAGGTGATGTAGTTGAATACGACGAAATATTATCAAATGGAAAAAAATATGCATCAAATCTTAGAAAAATAGAAAAAACTGGTTGACTTTCTTTTTTTATATGTTATATTAGTTACATAACAAAGACGACGGTCTTTAGTTAGATAGTGCAAGGAAATGTTGTTTCGTAAGGACGATAACTTGGCTAGTAGCTGTAGTGGCAGCGTATGAGCATGGAGACATGAAGATGCGTATTTTGGATATAACTATCTGATACTAGGCGCAACCGAATGTATAAAATACTTACTAGGTTGTTGGAGGTAGAATGTAATCCTCCCTATCAATATTAATAGAGAAGGTCTACCCACTGATGCGGTAGGCCTTTTTTTACGAACATTATAACCCATTTTATTCTTTTAGATAAATACTTGTGTAGGTATAAAAGAGCCAGAAAAACTGGACTTACGCAGAATACCATCTGTGTAGACCTAGAACGTCATAAGGAGAAACAAAATGGGACGTCCACTAAAAAAAGATATTAACGGTGTTGATGTTATCGGCGATGCTGATGGCAACACTGGTGTAAGAGTAGAATTCTACGATGCATCATTAAGAACAGACGGTGCTATAGTTAAGCAGCGTGGAGCAAAAACTTTTGTTTGTACACAAGATGCAAACGTAGGTTCGCCGAACATTAAAGATTCAACAAGTACAACAACTTGTGTTCTTAAAAATGGTACACCAAGTGCATTAGGCGAAATGCGCATGTTCGGCCGTGTAGATTCAAACTCAGGCGCCGAAGTTAATCTTGCAAAAATCACAAAACGTGTTGCTACTGACTTCTCGGGTAATAGATATACTTGGGCATTAGAAAACGATTCGACAAACGATTACATTGTATTAACAGCAGTTTAAGGAAACTTAAATGGCTGAACGTTTTAATCGCATAGGTACTGACAAGTATACCATATCTGTAAATCCTGATGGAGAGATTGTTCTTGACGTTGGGTTAACAGGTAAGGTTACTATTAATGGCGACTTAGATGTACTAGGCGATCAAACTAGTATTGGGTCGGCAGAATTAATAGTTGATGATAAAACTATCACTATTAATAATGGCGATCCCGGCGGAGACGGCGGGATCACTGACATTGGCGATGGTAACGGCAGAACCTCTGGTGTTATCATTGATCGTGGCCCAGATGCGTTTAATGCAAGATTTTTGTATGATGAAACATTAAAAACCATAAGAAATGGCGCACAACCGGCTAATGAAGGTGCGTATATTTTCAAACTAGAAAGTGGAAATCTTTCGGGCATTCATACTAGTAGTATTATTTCCACTGAAAATCAAAACTTATATTTGATAGGCGGCGGAACTGGTGTCGTTGATGTTACTGGTACTACTGATTACGAAAAACAAATATGGCCTTATACTGGAAGTGATATTACTCCAGATCCTTCGCAATCCGACGGACTTAGTGTCCCTGTAAATGATGATGCTTTAGTTAATACTAGAGGATTGCTTGATTATGTAAATGGATATTTTACATACAACTTCCAGGATAAGATAACAACAGGTACATTAGATCCGACAAGTGTTCAGGTATACGATACCGAAACAGGTGGCGGAACTAGTCGAGTTGAAATAGCAGTTGATCAAAGTGTTATTGCTACGTTTTTCCAATCTAGAGTTGAGTTTGAAGATTTAAGATTTGATGATAATATTGTTACTACCTCGGGTATTAATAGTGATATAATCTTAAAAGGATCAGGAACAGGAAGAGTACAAATTGATGGCTGGTTAAACTTTACAGAAGAAGTAACGCCAGCAAGCCCACCAAGTGCAGGTAGTACTTTATATAGTAAAACACTTGGAGACGGCGGTACTGGTTTATATTTTATAAACGCAGACGGTACCGAAGACGAACTTGTAAGCAGAAATAAAGCGTTGCTTTATAGTATTATTTTTTAAGGAAGAAACAATGGCGATAGTAAATGCAGCAATATTAACAACAGATACAACTCTTTTAACTGTACCAGCAGAAAAGAAGTTTGCATTAACAACTCTGCTAATATGTAATACAGGTCTCAATGACGGAACAGGTAGTAATGATACTAAAGTTGATGTTCATATTATTCCTAATGGTGCAGTCAAAACAACTGATAACTTAATATTAAATGATTTAGAAATTGGTGCAGCTGATACGTTTACATTCTCGGCAGAACGATTAATATTGGAAGCAGGAGACAGAGTTATGCTAATAGGAGCAGCGCCAACAAATCTATCAGCAACATTAAGTTATTTGGAAGTGTAAATGAGTTATATTAAAAGACAGTCGATACATAGCAGAAAAATAGGGGATAAAACCTTTATTCTCACATCTGATGGCGACATGGAAATGAACCTTGCCGAGGGCAAGGAGTTTCGTGTAAATGCCAACATGATCACCACAGGTGATACAACTGGTCCAAAGGTTACTAACGTATATTATGTTACTGAAGATGGAAATGACGACAATGATGGTAGAAGTGCAGATAAAAATGGCGCATTTGCTAGTATAAAACGTGCATCAGAAGTAGCTCCGATTGGTTCAACTATTATTGTTGCGCCAGGCGACTACTATGAAAACAATCCAATAACATTGAGAGATTTTGTTACTGTTACTGGACAAGGCGAACTTAGAAATACTAGAGTGTTTCCGAAGAATCCTACATCGGATTTCTTCCTTATGGGCAATGCGTGTTATTTGTATCAGATAACATTTAGAGGATTACGTGCGCCAGGTTGGTGTGCAAGAATACGCCCAGGCGCACTTGTTACAACATCACCATATGTACAAAACTGTACTAATATGAACGGTCCTTGGCTGAACGATGGTACTGAATTTATTCCTTTTGAAACTGTTCAAATCGAAGGAATCACACCAGGTGCAAAGCCAATATTGTTGGCAGATAACCCAAATGTTCCACTAGAAAAACAAATTAACCCAAACGGTGGCGGCGGTGGTCTTTTAGTCGATGGCGATGATTATGACCCAGCATCACTTGTATTCAGTTTTGTTGCAGATGCTTTTACACAGATTTCACAAGGGGGCATTGGGTTCCATGTTACTAACTTTGGTTATACACAGATTGTTAGTTGCTTCTCGGTTTTCTGTAGCACAGGTTTCTTAACCACCAAAGGTGGATATTTAAGTATTTCAAACAGTGTTAGTGACTTTGGCACAAATGGTGTTGTAGCAGATGGATACTATCCGGTAGCATATACTACTGCAACAGCCGACGAAGACTATTATTCGACAGTAGGCAGTGTAACATTATCTTTTGCAGGAACTGGATACACTAGTACACCTACAGTAACTATCAGTGCGCCAGAAGCACTAAGCGGAACAACAGCAGTTGCTACAGCACAAGTTGATTTAACTACAGGCGAACTTGCAGCAGTTAGTATTAGCGACAATGGTAGTGGATACAAAAGTGTTCCAACTATTACATTTACAGGTGGCGGTGCCACACTACAGGCAACTGGAACAGTAAATCTAAGAACAAACTCTACGATTTCTATTTCAAGTTTGCGAGACAAACCACAAACTGGTTCTGTTATTAAGTTTGACGGCGACGACACATTTTATTATATTACTTCAAATACTATTGCAGAACAACCTTTTGTATATAATCAAGAAACCTGCGAACGCGATGTTAGACGTATTATAGATGCACTAACTAGTGACATTGTTATGGGTACATATTATCAAACAACTACAGCAGCACAAAGTTATTTAAGAGCTACTTCTACTAAAGTTATTCTTGATCAACTTGCTCCTACTATATATGCATTAGAAGCAACACGTGACGAAATGAAAGCGTTAACTTCAAATCTTGCAATGAAAGAGGAACTTGATCAACGATTTAATATTGTTACTAGCACACTTGCAGCAGGTGATAGTACTGGCATTCCATTTGTTGGAGATCAGATCGAATCCTCGTTTAATGATTTAAGTAGTATAGATGGCGAAATCATTGAAGCAAAAAATAATATTCTAGAAAATAGAGACTTTATTATTGCAGAACTAACTGCTTATATTAATGATCAGTTTACAGAACTAAGTTATAATCAAGCCTGGTTTGACGAAGATATGACAGTATTCTTAACTGCTCTTTCTTATTATGTTGCTACAGGTGGCGACCATGTTATAGTTAGACAAGCAAAAGAATTTAGATCAAGAACAAGATTTAAAAATCTTTATGTTTCAAGTTTTGCTTATTTAAGATCGTTAGTATTAGGATATACAGAAGTTAACACAGATCCTACTTCGGTAACTAGAGTCAATGAAGCATTTGATATTATTATTAATGTAGTTGACGATGGTGATAGTACAGGTATTTTGCCTACATATGCAGAAAGTGTTGGTGTTACACAAAACGGTATTGATGCAAAAGATCATTTACAAGCAAACAAAGATTTTATTGTTGCAGAGTTTATTGCTTACCTAGATACTCTTGATAGTACACTAACTTATACTGCATCAGAATGGGAAGCATATGTTGAAAACTTTGTTGATGCTCTTTCATATGATATTTTATATGGTGGTAACAATGCAACAGTACAAGAAACAACATGGTTCTTTAAAAGTGTAACTTGGAGTAACTTTACTAATACAAATCAACAAGCATTTGAAGATTCATTTGCAAGAGTAAGATTTATTGTACAACGTATTATCAGAGGACTTAGTGTTACAAAAACATCAGGTAATGCAGAAACACAAGATTTTACAAGCGGTGATGCTACACAAATCGAAGCTACATTATTAGACGGATTAGTGCAAATAGTTGAAAGTGTTATTGATGCACAAAGTGTTGCTGGCTTACCTACTAAATCTTATCCGAACACAGAAAATGAGCCAGCAGGACAAGTAAATGCTTCGAATAAACTTCTTTCGGTTATCTCAACTATTATTGCAGATGCAATAGCATATAACTTAGTCAACAATCCAACACTAACCTACAACGAAGAAAAATGTAAAAGAGATGTTGGATATATGGTTGATGCAGTATATAGAGACGCACAACTTGGAACAAACCAAAACAGTATTACAGCAGGACTAGCTTACAATCGTGCAAATGTTGCTTACTTAAATGGCGAACAAAAGCCTGCAACCATTATTGCACTAAGAGAAGCAAAGCGTTTGACTGTAGCAGCAGCAAACGGTGAAGCAGCATTCCAGAATAAGGTATCTGACTTATTTGATAATATATTTGATATTATTGAGTTTAACCAACTACCGAGTGAAGGCAGAGAATATCCAGAACCAGGTCCAGCAGCTGATGCACTTATTGACGCACATTCGCAGTTTGTTGCAAACAAAGCCTTTTTAACAGAAGAAGTTATTGCATACATTAATGCTAACAACTTTGTATATGATCAAGCTAAATGCGAAAGAGACACAGGACTGATTATTTCAGGTGCCGGATACGATGCATTGCTTGGAACGAACTACAACAGTGTAACCAACGGACTAGCATATCTAAGAGTAAATGCCGGAGCAGTATTATCGGATCAGCTAACAGAAACACTAGCAGCTATTAACTTTGCCAAAGGCGAAGCAAGTACAGCAACAGCTAGTGATGCAACAACACAAACAGCCGTAGGCGCAGCATTTGACGAAGTAGTTGATATTGTTACAAACGGCATTGGATTTGCAGATACATTAACATGGACCAACCCAACTGGTGCAACTACTGGGCAGATCAATGCAAAAGATCAAATGGTAGCAAACCGAGCATTCTTACAAAAAGAAGCAGCAACATTTATTACAAATAACTACAAAGACTTTACATACAATCAAGAAAAGTGTGAAAGAGATATTGGGTTAATAATGGATGCTGTTGCACTTGATGTTGCACTAGGAACAAACTATAACAGTGTAACAGCTGGTCTTGCATATCAAAGAGCAAGTAGCGCAGATTTACAAGATGATCAGCTAATACAAACATCAGGAGCACTAAGAGAGCTTAAAAAAGAAATAGTAAAACTTGGATTAAGCGACACAGCAGAACCAAGAGCTGAATCTGCAATGGATGAGATTATTGATATTTTAGAAAACGGAAATATCAGTACAGACGATGCAGCAGATGCATTAGTATTTCCAACACCTGGAACGCTACCATCAACAAACGCTGTTGAAGCAAAAGATCAGTTGATTGCCAACAAAGCATATATCCAAGAAGAAATCATTAGATGGATTACTGCTAACTATCCATTACTAAGCTATGATGCAACTAAATGTAGAAGAGATGTTGGATATATTGTTGATGCATTATGTCACGATATTTTATATGGCGGCAACAGTGCAACGCAACTAGCAGCACAATCATATTTTGTTGGAGTAGCAAGTCAGTTAGGTGCAGGCGAAGCAGAAGCAACAGCAGCAGCATACAACAGACTTGGACAAGTTGTTGGCGATATTGTTATCGAAGCAGTTGTTGAAAATAGCCCAGGCAACGTTTTAGTACAAGATACTAGCGGAACTCCAGCAAGTTCAACAGAAGTTGATGATCTATCAGGACTGGTACAGATCATCGAAGATGTTATTACAGCAGGAAACATTGCTGGACTACCATCGGTACAACTACCATCAGTTACTTGGTCAACTAGTGTTTTACAACAAGCATATAGCACTATCAAAGGTAATAAAGATGATGTAAAAGAATCTGTTATTATTTGGATTGCAAATAACTTCCAGAACTTTACATATGATGAAGCAAAGTGTGCTAGAGATGTAGGTATTATGATTGAAGCTGTGTGTTATGACGCAGCAATAGGAACTAACTTCAATCAAGTAACAGCAGGACTTGCATATCAAAGAGCAAATGCTGCGGTAGCTGTTGGATCACAACTTTTACAAACAGTAAAATCTATTGAATATCTAAGAGACACTATTAATACCAACGAAACACAGTTGTCAGGAACATTTAGAAGTCGTGTACTTGCAGGATTTAATGAAATACTTGATATTATTAACAATGGTGTTGTAAGTACTGACGCTTCGGCAGATACGTTAACATTCCCAGATAGTGGATTAAATGCTAACTATCCGTTGGCAGTAACTCAGCTACAAGCAAACAGAGACTTCTTAGCAAAAGAAACTAGCGCATATGTTACTAATAACTTTCCACTTCTAGTATTTGATGCAGCAAAATGTGAAAGAGACACCAAATACATCATTGATGCTATTTGTTATGATATCATATATCGCGGCAACCTGGCATCTAAAAATGCAGCAGAAAGTTATTTTGTTGGCGCAGCTTCTCAACTTGGAGCAGGACAACAAGCAGCTACAGTTGCAGCATTTAACGAACTGGCAAATGTAGCATCTGATGTTATACAAAATATTACACACGGATCTACAGAACAAGTAGGCGTAACACAAAATACATCAAATCCAGGAGCTGATGCTGGTACAGCTGGCGAAGCACAAGACTTGTTGCAAATAGTTGAAGATGTTGTTAACAACAACAATATAGATTCTATTCCAGCAGATATTCTTACAGACATTACTTGGACAGCCGCAGAGCTGCAAACAGACTTTGCAGACCTAAACAGTGTTACAAAAGTAGAGTTTTATAAAACAGATGTTATTAACTTTATTAATAAAACATTTACAAGAAGCTTTACATTTAATAGTGCAAAGTGTGAAAGAGATACAGGTTATATTGTTGATGCTCTTACATATGACATTCTATATGGCGGTAATAGTGCTACTTACCAAGCAGCACAAGCATACTATGTTGGATATGTAAGTCAAGTTGTAGGACAACAGCCAGAAACAGCAGCAGCATTAGGATGGGTAAACACGTTACTTGGAAGTATATTACTTGATACATTATACGATGATCCTGAACAAACAGGTGTAGTACAAGATACAACTGCGGGCGCTGCAACAGCAACTGAAGTAACTAGAGCAGATGAACTATTAACAATATTCCAAAATGTTATCACTGATGGTGTTGATAATCTTCCAACTGTAGTTTACCCAGATACTACTTGGGCAACTGCTGGCGCACAAACTGCTATTGCAAGTTTAGAAGCAGCAAAAGATACTATTGTTGCTAACACAATAACTGAACTTCAAGACAACTATGATGCGTTCTCATACAACCAAACAAGTTGTAGAAATGACACAGGTCTTATTATTGATGCAGTAGCATACGATTTGCTATACACAGGTAATATACAAACAATCATTGCTACTAATGCATACTTCTTAGGAGCAGTAGCATATATTCCTGAAAGTCAACGAGCAAACACAGTTGCAGCATATACACACTTACAAGATGTTGCTTTAAAATGTATAGAAGGTATTGGTGTAACTCCAACTGTTGGAAATCCAGAATCACAAGTTTTAGGTGGTGCTTATGGTACAAGTATTGAAAGTTCAACAGCAGTTGGCCTAATAGGTATTATCAAAGGTGCTATTGAAAACAATACATTAGTTGGTGTTCCAGGAGAAGTTAATCCAGACTTTAGTTGGCTTCCTCAAACAACAAGATCGGCAGCTAATGCATTGCTTGCACAAAAAACAAATATACAAAACGGCGTTATTACATATATTCAAGACAATATAATAGGTTTTGAATATGGCATTGAAGTTTGTGAAAGAGATACTGGATATATTATTGACGCTGTATTATATGATACAATGTACGGTGGTAACAAACAATCTCGTAGAGCAGCCGAAGCATACTACAGTGGCACTATATTAGGTGCAGCTAAAGTAGGCAATGTTGATCAAACACTAGTTAGTGCATATAGTTATTATAAACTAGGCGATCTAATGCGTCAAGTTGCAAACAACGAAGTTGTTACTAAAAGTTTTGGAAACGCAGCAACACAGATTACAACTATTCCAGATGCCGATACTACAATAGGACAAAGCATTGAACTATTAGTTGATAGAGTTGCCTTATCTATAATACAAGGTTATACCACAGGCTGGCACGAAGTAGGACATAATCACGAACTTGGTAGTAGTATATACAATACCGAAAGAAATGTTATTGTTGGAGCAACAGAAACTATTGTTGAAACTGCAATCAACGATCTAAATGCAACATACGGTGGTAGTGCATCTATTAAAGTATTCCCGGGTATCATAAGTGTCGAAACAACACAGCAAGCATACTTGTATAATGTTTCAACTATTAGTACTTCAGGACATGCGTTTGAATATGTTGGCGCCGGTGTTACATATAATGCACTTCCGTTCTTTGGCGGCACAGCAGTTCCTGAACAAGAGATTATCGAAACAAGCAATGGTAAAGTATTTGCAGGTGGTACAGTTGACCAAATTGGTAACTTTAGAGTTGGTAACTTCTTTGGTGTTAACGCACTTACAGGTAGTATTACACTTAATGCTAACGAAATTGATCTAAAAGGTCTAACTAGTGTTGGACCGTTTATTAGAGACGGCATTCCGGTTGGTGTAGAACTTAAAGAAGTTAGTGACAATGCAAACTTAATTTCAAGTATTGGTACACAAGACTTTAATACTGCACCTACACAGAAAGCTGTTAGTACATACGTTGAAAACAGATATTTAAACAAACTAACAGGCGGAACTGTAGAAGGAGATATTACACTCAACGGTGACTTTGATGTTAACGGTGATGTGATTAGCACAGATACAGCAGGTGCATTTAACTTGTTGAACACAAGTGCTACAACTATTAATGCATTTGGTGATGCTACTTCGATTATTATGGGTGCAGCAGAAGGTACATTTACAGTTAATCCTGACTTGCTTGTGCAAGGTAGTTTAACAGTTAACGGTGATATTGTATTCACAGGTGATGTTAGTTTAAATATTCCAGATGAAAGTTTACAAGCATATAGTATTAGTACAGAAGGTTCGTTAGACTTTATTAGTATTAACACACGTACAGACGAAGAACTTATTACATTTGGTATACGCCCAGGATTGCTTGTTGAAAATACAACAGAATCAACTAGCACAACTACAGGCTCGGTTGTTATTGACGGCGGCGTCGGCATTGCTAAAAGTTTAAATGTTGGCATTGATTTTACAGCAGACGGCAGTGTTGTATTAGGTAGTGATAGAGCAGTTGATACTATTGACATCAACGGCGCAACTGATATTGACTTACCAGACAACAATACCAATGTATTGAGAATACACGAAAATGTTAGTGACTATATTGTAATAGATACAACTGACGGATCGGAAGTAGTTGAGTTTGGAACAACTCCAAATATCATTATACTAAACAACGATGATGCTACAGATAATGTTACTGGCGCAGTACAAATCACAGGCGGCCTAAGCGCACAGAGAAACATACACGCTGGTGTTGATATTACTGCTGATAGAGATATTATAGCAGATAGAGACATACAAGTTAATGGTACTAACATTATTACAGACGAAACTGGTACTTTTAATGTACTCAACACTAATGCTACACGCATTGATGCATTTGGTGCAGCTACAAATATTAACATAGGTGCAATATCTGGAACACTTACTATCAATAATGAAATAGTTATTATTGACAGTGTTACAAGTTTACAGCTACCAGTTGGTGATACAGCAGCTCGTCCAGTAGAAGCAACAGGACAAGTACGATTCAACACTGATACGTTAGTATTTGAAGGATACGACGGCGTTGCTTGGGGCTCACTAGGCGGTGTTAAAGATGTAGATCAAAATACATTTATACGTCCCGAAACATCACCAGGTGCTAACAACGATGAACTTGAGTTCTTTACAAATGGATCACAACGTGCTATTATTGGAAACTCATACTTTAACATTGATAGTAGTGTAATAACAACGTTCAACAACACAACGCCAAGTCAGACTTATCAAAGTGGTGCAGTTGTTGTTGCAGGTGGTGTTGGTATAGGTGAAGAACTACATGTACAAAAGTACATCGGTGGCAACAACAGTGGTGTATTACAACTTACTAACTTAGCAACAGATACTGTTGATATTAGAGCAAACACATTACTTGCACAAGATGGATTAAAACTTATAACTAATGCACCAGATAGTGCAGCAGATGATATTGTGTATCCTATGACTTTTGCACATCATAGTATAAGTGGTACTCCGGTAGCAGGAAGTGGTACAGGTATTAAGTTTGAACTTGAAACAGCAAATGATAATTTTGAAACATCAGGTCAGATTGATGTTATAGCACAAGATATCACCGGACTGCAAGAAGACTTTGATATGGTGTTTAGCACTATGATCGGTGGAACATCTGGTGTTGAGAAACTACGTTTAAGTGAAGATATATCAACCTTTACAACAGACTTAGCAATCAACAACGATGTGTTGAGCACAAATCAAACAACATTTAACTTGTTAAATGATACTGCTACAACTATCAACTTTGGTGGCGCAGCAACAACTATTAGTATTGGTGATGCTACAGGTACATTAACTGTAAATCATGACTTCCATGTAACTGGAACAGTAAGTTTAACTAATGATCTAGCAGTTGCACATGGTGGTACAGGTGTAAGCACATTTACCACAGATGGTATACTTTATGGTAATGCAGATACAGATGTTCAAGTAACTGATGCAGCAGGCACAAGTGATACTAGCGAATCGTTCCAAGTACTAACAGTAGTCGGCAGCGGCGATAATACACCAGTTTGGACAGATACTATAGATGGTGGCGCATTCTAAGTTTACTGAAAACAATAAAAACTAAAACTAAAGGGCCTTAAATGGCCCTTTTTTTACGAATACAGTAACCATTTTTTAAACTTGATAAATAAGTTAGTAGCGATTTCTATCGTTTTACAATGGGCGTCTTTGGACCTGACCCGTACCTAAATAGGAGGCAGTTGCAAATGGCAACAACAATTAGACACAAACGAAGTGCGGTCGCTGGTAAGAAACCAACTATAGCACAACTTCAAAGCGGCGAACTAGCATTAAACACAGCAGACGGTAAAGTATATTTACTACGTGACGATAATACAGTTCAAGATATTACTAAACGTATTTTTGAAGGCAACTCAGAAATTAAAATTGACGATTTAGCTGACAGTACAGAAGCAGCAATCACAATGACAGTTAATGATGTTGACAAGATGACCATTACAAATGCTGGATTTAATATTAAAGATAATGTTGATATTGAAGATGCAGGTGTTTTAACATTTAGAGAACTTACTGCTTCTGGTGAAGATGGTGTTAGTATTAAAGCACCAAATACATTAGACGCTGGCTATCAACTAACCCTGCCTCCAACTTCGGGTACTATTGGTCAGCTAATGTCAGTTGATGCTTCTGGTAACTTATTCTTTAATGACGCTGATATCTTCGGCGGAAATGTCATTTACGTATCTCAAGAACAAGGCGATGATGCAAATGACGGTCAAAGTGCTCCAGTTAAAACAGTTAAACGTGCTTGTCAACTAGCCTCCGCACAAGTATACAACGCTGATGGCACTGTTAACTTTAAACGTATTAACATCAAAGTTGCTGTTGGCGACTATACAGAAGACAATCCTATTATTGTTCCAGACAACACAGTTATCAAAGGTGACGGTTTGCGTGGTTGTATTATTCGTCCTAAGAATGCTAACTTGGACATGCTACGTGTTCGTAACGCTTGTTATTTTGGTGAATTTACATTCCGTGACGGTGTTGACTCAAACTTTGTTCCACTTATTACAGCTGACTATGCTGTTGCCTTTGATGATCCAACAGCAACTGATGTTCCTGATCGTGCAAGTTATCCAAACTTGCCAAACACAAAACCAACTATTACAACTTCACCGTATATTCAGAACGCCTCGATTATTTCATTCTTAGGAATGAACGGTGCTAAAATTGACGGTTCAAAAGTTGAATCTCCAAACGTTCCGGTTAATCAAATCGAAGCTGAGAATCCAGTAGTTGGTGCAATACCTGAGCAAGGTAAATCGATGGTTGCCAACGCATTTACTATTCTCTCGTTTGGTGGTACTGCTTGGCGTCTAACCAATGATGCTTATGCACAGATCGTGTCTTGTTTTGAAATCTTCCTACTAAATGGTGTTTATACACAAAGTGGCGGCTACTGTTCTATTACCAACTCCGCTACAAACTTTGGTTTGTATGCGTTGAGAAGTAGTGGGTATTCGCCTAAAGCGTTCCAATTTGATAGAGCGTTTGTAACATCAACAGGTCAAAGTGAAGGAAAGCAAACTATTACGATTGCTGGTATCAATCGTGATACACCAGTTGAAGAATTTGTATTACGTTTTAGAGATCCAGATTATAAAACAGCACACGACTTACTAAAACTCAACAAAGATATTATTGCTAATGATGTGGTAACTTGGATTAATGCACAAGTTGCAGCAGCTTCGCCGAGCATATGGGCAGGATTTACATATAACGAAGACAAATGCAGACGCGATGTTCAGAGATTGATTGATGCTGTACGTTATGATTTCTTGTTTAATAGTAATCACAGAAGTGTTAGTGCTGCACTAAGATATTTTAGCGGATCGTTTGCAGGCAATGTATTTGCTGCCCAAAAAGATCAACACATTGCAGCATTTGCACAAGCTAAAGCACTTACTGCAAATGCACTTACTGATGCTACAGCAACAAGTAGAGCTAATGTACTTTGGGACGAGATTATTGATATTGTAACCAACGGCGATGCAAATACTGTGCCCGGCGATAGTGTTGCAGCCGCATATTCTCGTCCATTGCCAACAGGCGGCACAGATAACGCTAGTGATGCAGGTTTTGAAAATGCAGTATTACAAATAAATGCAAACAAAACATTTTTACAAAGCGAACTTACTGCTTGGTTAAATGCAGAAATAGCCGCAGGAAACTCACCGTTTGTACCAGGGTTTGCATATAATGAATCAAAATGTGAAAGAGATACCGGACTTATTGTTGATGCGTTATCTTATGATTTAACATATGGCGGAAACTTACAAACATTAGTTGCAGCATTAGCATATTTTATCGACGGTGTAGCACAATACGGTGCTGGACAGCAAGAGGAAACTATTGCTGCTTATGGTAGACTAAAAGAAATAATAAAACAAGTTATACAAGAACAAACAGTTGTTGTAACCGCAGGAAATACAGAAACACAAGATGTATCAGGTACAGCAGGTAGTGAAGCGGCAGCTGATTATGCAGCAGCTAGACTAGACGAAATCATTGCTTATTTAACTAGTAATGGTGCTACAGAGCCAACTAGAGTTGAGCCAGATATAACTTGGACTGGTGCAGCACTACAAGCAGACTTCAATGAACTAGGAATCACAGGTCAAATCAATATTGCACAGAATGTTACTCAGTTTATTAACGAACAAATACAAGCAAATATTTGGTATAACTTTGATTATAATCAATCAAAATGTAATAGAGACACACAACTTATTGTCGAAGCAGTAGCCAACGATGTTTGGGATACAGGCAACAGATATTCACGTAGTGCTGGCTTGGCTTATTATACACAAAACTTACAAGATAGTTCGCGTATTAGTATTAGTGGTCAAGAACTACAAACTATTGCTGCTATTGAGCAAGCAAAGACAGAAACATTAGCATATCTTACTGGAGTTAGTGCAGCCGTACAAGATTTTGCAAGTGCAAAGTTTGATGTTGTAAAAACTATTATTAATGATCCAGACGACCTTCCAGATCCAACTGAAGTGAGCAGTGAAGGCGATATTACAAACGACTTCAAACTTACACCAACTGAAACTACATTTGATGCTGCTACAGCCGTTAATGTTTTAGCAGATGTTATTACAATTGTAGATCACGGATTCTCAAATGGTCAAAAAGTTATATATGATCCAGATGGCAATCCTCCTATTAAAGGACTTGATGCAGAACAGACTTATTATATTAAAATCATTAATGATGACGAATTTAGTTTAACATTTGACGAATCAGGAGATTTTGATGTTAATCTTATTGAAGCAGGTTCAAACACTCACAAGTTCTTCTCAAACGTTATTGAATTCTTTGTTGAAGAAATTATAAGTTCTCATACAACATATCAAACACTAATACTAGAATCAGGAGCTGAAAGTTATGAGTTTGTGCCTGGTAGAACTATTACAGGTACAACTGGTGTTAATAATAACAGTGCTATTGTTACAAAATGGGAACCAAGAGAGCGTAGACTAGTTGTAAGTATTGAACAAGTTGCAGTTGGTTCTAGTGTGCTTAGAGTACAGTTCGACGAAACAAGTATTATTGCAGAAGACCATGCTAGTTCGCCAAACTCAACCATTGGTGTTAACGAAGCAGCTACAAAGTTAGGTTTAGGTACTGCAACATTCTCGATTACTGCTACTGACGGTAGCAGTAGTTTAACAAACACTGTTAACTTGCCTGAGAAACAACTTTGGTTCCACAGACCGTCGATTGTTAACAGTTCTTCTCATACTTGGGAATACGCAGGTTCGGGTGTTGACTACAACGCACTTCCACAAAACGGTGGTAACACAAGAAGTGAGTTTGAACAGTTTGAAGAACTTCCAGGACGTGTTTACTCATCAGGTACAAACGAACTTGGTGACTTTAAAGTTGGTGACTTTATTACAGCGTTCAACAGAACAGGTAACATTACATTTAGAAACAAAGTTCAGGTGGACGAGCTCGATGCTTTGCGTTTGAGTTTGAGTGACGTTGCTATTGAAGAAATCTCAACCAGTGTTAACTTAGGCGACGACGAACTTGGCGGACCAAGTGATGCACGTATGGTCACACAGTTAGCAGTACGTTCGTTTATTAACAACAGACTAGGCGGATTTGTTGACAAATCAGTTAGTACAGCTGCCGTTCCGGGTGCTATTGTTCAGCTTAATACCAACGGTCAGTTAAACGGAGATTTGATTCCGGCAACACGTCAGTTTACCAACACAAACACACAAGGCTACCTATCAAGACTAGAACAAGTTGATGATATTCCGGCAATAGATCTAAAAGCTGGTGACATTGCTACAGAAAACTACGAGCAAGTTGAACTTACACTTAGTGGAAATATTACAAATGTTACTAACGGTGATGTGATTACACAACCCGGCATTGCCGACGCTATTGCATATGCAAAAGGTTCTTATGCATCGAGCGGAAACATACTTATTGCTAGTGTTCCAGGAGCGTGGAACACTGAAGATGATAGTACAGGCGATCCTTGGGATGTAAGTGGAACAGCACCAAACTTGTTTGTTAATGGAGTTGATTCTGGAGTACGCCCAACTGCAAAAGGTGCAGTGTCAGAGATTGTTGACAACTTCTTCTTACGTAGTTCAAACAGCAGTCAGTATTTGGTTCTTGATCCAGACGTCGACTATACATTTACTAGTGCAGTTATTACAGATGTTGAACGTACAAGCAACATTGCTACAATCACAACAAGCGGTGCTCACAACTTACAAGTTGATAACAATGTACAAGTTTTAGTTCCAGATGATACAACATACGATGAAAATACACTTGTGTTAAGCACACCGACAGCAACATCATTTACTATTGCCAATACTGGCGATAATGAAGCTTCGAAAACAATAGCAGGTACTGCACGTACTATTGTTACATCAGCTGACGGAAACGCTCAGGGTGCTGTAACAGAAGTACGCTATGGTATACTAACAGGTGTAGATAACGGTTCTATTACAGGCGGCAGTTTGTATACTCCAACCAACGGAACAAAAGTATATTCAGACGTAGCATTTACAAACAACTCAGGATCGGGCTCAGGCGCAACAGCAGACATTACTGTAACAGCAGGACAGGTTACTGACGTTGATATTAAAACTGGCGGTACTGGTTATGATACCGGCGATCTACTTAGTGTTGCTGCATCAAGCATTGGCGGAACAGGTAGTGGTTTTGAAATTGAAGTTACAAGTTTTGAAAAACGTGCATATGTTAATATATTAGGTGGCGAGCTTTACGTTGCTAGTTCATCGAGTATTGACTTTGTTGAAGACAACACTGCAACACAAAACGGTAAAATAATCAACTTAGACGACTTTATTGAAAACAACTTCCTAGCTGGTGTTAGCGGTAGTGGCGGATCTGTCAACTATACCGATTCTCGTATTATTGTAACAAATCATGGATTTGAAAACGGCGACCCTGTAACCTATAATACCAATGGTAATGTTGCAATTGGAGGCCTAGTAAACGGATTGGTTTATTACGCTAAAAAGATTGACGCAGATACATTTGAATTATATTCAGGATTTGCATTAATAAATCAAATTGATTTTACAAGCACTCCTGCTAACAATGCCCACACACTCACAAGAAGAACAGTTAATATAATTGATAATAGTATTATAGTACAAGCACACGGGTTTTCAACTGGTAATGCTGTTAGATTTGAATCACTATCAGATGGTAGTTCGTCGAATGAACTGTTTAGTGTTAATGCAGAAGCAGTAACATCAGGAAGTAGATTCTTTATAGGATCTGTAACACTCAACAGCTTTACACTTCATGCATTACGTAGTGACGCATTGAGTAGTATCAACGATCTAGTAACTAACCCAAAACTTATCGACGGTATTGGTGTAGGTAGTGCAAACGTTATTAAAAACAACGTACAAGTTAATGCAGTTATTAATACTTCTAGTAGATTACTTGCTAACTGGAACACACTTGCTGTTACAAACATTGATGCTGAAAATATTATTTCAGGTACTATTAGTCCAAGTAGACTTGGCGCAAGTGGTGTGCCAAACAGTGAAACAGCATTGTTTGGTGATAGTTCTTATAAAAATGTTGTACAAACACTTAAAAAACAAAACACAACAGATAACCCTATTACACTAACAGGTAGTAGCGTCGGCGGCGAGTTCTACGGCGATCCGGTACAGATTGGTATTGCTAACGTAGACCTTGATCCTCTGGGTACCTTTTCTACATTAGGTGTTAGTAGATTTTTACAAACGCAGTTTGACGTTCCTAGTGATGGCAGCGGACAGGTGTTTATCAAAGACGGTGTAGTTGATGCAGGTACGCTAGATGGACTTGATAGTGCATATTTCCTAAATCCTGCTAACTTAACAAGTCTTGTTCCAGTTGCAAGAGGTGGTACAAACATTAGCACATACGCAATTGGCGACATGATATATGCACAAACCACAGGTAGTTTAAACACGCTCAACATTGGTAGAAACAACAGTTTCTTAAAATCAAATGGTGTAACACCGGAATGGGGTACAGCACTTGATCTATCAGAAGGACTTGACGTTGGTAACGCTTCGCTTAACTCATCGAGTATTGGTAGTGGTAGTGTTTACAATGCAAACGTTACTAGCTTAGAAATAGGCGGCGCTGCTACTAATATTAAAATAGGTAATGCAACTTCAACACGTAACTTGTTAACATTTGTTGACGGTTATGAAGCAACTATTTCACAGGATGTAGTAGTTAACCTTGGAAGTGTTACTGTAAATACAAATGGAGTTACAGCCAACGGCGAAAAAGAAGTTCCGATGAGTGATACATCAACTATCTTAGCAGGTATGTTGGTTACTGGTAGTGGCAGTATTCCATCAAACACAACAGTTAGTGGTGTTACTGATGAGTACATATATTTAAGTACAGAAACAACAGGTACTATTACAAACTCAACTACACTATCATTTACTTATACTCCTAAAACATTAGGTGTACTAGTTGGCGATACTATTAATATTGCAAGTAGTGCAGTAACAAACTTAGATGGTAGTTGGCCAGTTATTGGTGCAACTGAAAACGCAACTTCGTTTACTATTAGAACAGATTTAAATGTTACATCTGATCCATTGGACGTTGTACAAGGTACAATAAACATTGGTAATAACATGATTATTAGAAATAGTACTGTTGTATTTGGCAATGCCGAAGCAAGTGAAACACCAACTAGTTCTACAATCAAAGGTACAAGCGGTATTGGAAACAATGTTGCAGGCGGAGCCATTACTATTGAAGGCGGTTCCGGAACAGGTAATGCAACCGGCGGCGATGTAATCATTAAAACTGGTGAAGTTTCAACATCAAGTGACATTGAACACACAGTTCAAACTCGTTTAACTATTGATACAAGTGGTAAAGCAACATTCACTGGTGAAGTTGAAGTTGACGCTACATTAAGCACAAGTGAAACAACTGTTGCTCTACTAAATGATACTGCTACAACTATTAACATGGGCGGCGATGCAACAGCAATCAATGTAGGTGCAGCTACAGGTAAAACCACCTTTGCACACGATGTTGATATTAATGGTGGAGACTTAGATTCTACTGAAACAACATTTAATGCATTTGCAACACCAACAACATTGAATGTAGGCGCAGCAGCAACAACAGTTAATATTGGTACAGGTGGTGACGGTGGCGGAACAACTACTATTGGACACGATCTTGTTGTTACAGGTGATCTAACAGTTAATGGCGATACTACAACTATTAACAGTACAACACTAACTGTAGACGATCTTAACATTGTTGTAGCAAGTGGTGCAGCAAGTGGTGCAGCAGCAAACGGTGCTGGTATTACAGTTGATGGTGCTAACGCAACACTAACTTGGGATAATGCAAATACAAGTTGGGATTCGAGTGAAGACTTTAACCTAGCAAGTGGTAAAGCATATTACATCAACGATGCAAGTGTTCTTAACAGTACAACACTCGGCAGCGCAGTTGTCAACAGTAGTTTACAAACATTAGGAACTATAGGAACAGGTGTATGGCAAGGTAGTGTTATCAACAGTACTTACGGCGGCACTGGTGTAAACAACGGCGGCAGTACTATTACTATTGGCGGCAACTTTACACATACTGGTGCTCATACATTAGGATTAACAACAACTGGAAACACCAGTGTAACATTGCCAACAAGCGGTACACTTGCTATTACAGGAAATCCATTAAGTCAGTTTGCAGCAACTACAAGTGCGCAACTGCGTGGTGTACTAAGTGACGAAACAGGATCTGGCGCAGCAACATTTGCTACATCGCCAAGTTTTACTACTGGTATTAATGCTGCAAGTGCTACAATGGCACTGTTTGACACAACTGCAACATCAATAAACATGGGCGGTGACGCTACTAGTGTTGAGATAGGCGCAGCAACAGGTACTACAACTATACACAACAACTTAGATGTAGACCTAGATGTTAATGTCGATGGTGGAGATATAACTACAAACGCAGCAACTTTTAACCTAATCAACGCAACTGCAACTACACTTAATGTAGGCGGAGCAGCAACAACAGTTACAGCAGGTGCTACATCAGGCAACTTTAACATTAGAAATACAAATGTTAACTTATCAGGCAACTTGTTTGTAAATGGTACAACGCTTGATACAGATGAAACAGGTACATTTAACTTACTCAAAGATAATGCTACAACACTAGCATTTGCTCAAGCAGCAACTGAGATTGTAGTTGGTGAAACTAAAGCAGCAGCAGATTTAGCAGGTGCTTTAGGCGAAATGGTTGTACGTATGGATTTACGTACAAATACTGATATGTATATTGATGGTGATTTGTTTGTTAGTGCTATTAACAATACTCCGATTGGTAACATAACTCCAAGTAGTGGTGCATTTACTACACTAGCTTCAAACAATCTAGTAACATTTACTGATGGTACAAATGCAACCGGTGCAACATTTGCAGGTGGCAGTGCAGCAGTTAAAATCACAGGCGGGTTGTATGTAAACAAAGATATACGTGCAGATAACTTTATTGGTGATATGAGTGCTGCTTTCCTAACTAGTGGTACTATACCGGATGCACGTATTGCAGTATCTGGCGTAACACAGCACCAGTTGAGTATTACTGGTGTTGGTATTCTAAATGCAGGTAGTATTACTAATGGATTTGGAAATATTAATATCGGCGGCATATTCTCAGGTAATGGTAGCGGTTTAACAACACTAAATGCAAGTAACTTGAGTAGTGGTACTGTAGCAGATGCACGTATTGCTGCTTCGAGCATTACACAACACCAAGCACAAATCACAGGAACAGGCGCTCTAAACAGTGGTAGTATTACTAGTGGTTTTGGTAATATTAATATTGGTACAAGCACATTCACTGGTAATGGTAGTGGATTAACAACACTAAATGCAAGTAACTTGAGTAGTGGTACTGTAAGTGGTAGCAGACTCGGCGGCAATCAAAGTATGGCTGGTGTTAAGACATTTACTAATACTAGCGGCGCAACAAACACAACAACTGGTGCAGTTAGAGTCGGCGGCGGCCTAGGTGTTGTTGGAGCAATATATGCTGGATCACTTAATACAGCAAGCGGTGGCGGCATTCAAAACTTGAGTGCAAGTAACTTAGCTACAGGAACTGTTCCAAACGCAAGAGTTACTGGTACATACAGTAACTTGACTGGTACTGGCGCACTTGGTGCAGGTGAAATAACAACAACATTTGGCAACATCAACATTGGTACAAGTACATTTACTGGTAATGGTAGTGGCTTAACAAATGTTAATGCTGATACGCTAGACGGTATCGATAGTGCAAACTTCTTACGTAGTAATGTTGCTGATACAATGGGTGGCTTGCTAACAATGTCACACGCTGGTGATGAAATGATTCGCTTGCAAGATACCTCTGCTACTGGTAATCCTTATATTAGTTGGTATCAATCGACCACTAGACGTGCTTACATGCAGTATAGAGACAGTGACGATAGTATATACATCAAAAACGAAGGTGCTAATACTGCACTCGAAATAGATGGCGGCACAAGTGGATTAATATTCCAAAATGGATCAACCAACTATACTGTCTGGCACAGTGGCAACGACGGTGCTGGTAGTGGACTTGATGCTGATCTACTTGATGGCCTAACAAGCGGTGCCTTTATACGTAGCAATGCAAACGATAGCTTCAGTGGCACACTAAGTGGCGCAGGTACTATTAACATCACAGGCAACATTACTGCTAATGCATTCACAGGTAATGGTGCGGGCCTAACTGGTATTAGTGCTGACAATGCCAACACACTAGATGGTATTGATAGCACAGGGTTCTTAAGAACAAATGGTGCTCATCAATCAACTGCAACACAGGTATTCTCAAACAGTGGTACAGCATTCCGTGGTACACAAGGTACAATGGGTGACAACGACCAGTGGAGATTTGGTGGTGCTGCTACTGGATCAAACGCAGGTTATTTAGAAATAGCAACAGGAGACGATGGTACAGAACCACACTATCATAGACAGTATACGGGTGTGTTTACTTCACTAACTAGAACTGCAACTATTTTAAACGGTAGTGGTAATACACTATTCCCAGGCGAAGTTACAGCGTACTCATCAGATGCTAGACTTAAAACCAACATTGAAAACATTCCAAATGCACTTGACAAAGTCAAAGCATTGAATGGTGTGCTTTATAACTGGACAGACGAAGGTCACAAATGGGGACTTGACGTTGATACAGAAAAGCGTGAAGTTGGTTTACTTGCACAAGAAGTTCAAGCAGTGTTGCCAGAAGCAGTTGCTCCTGCACCATTTGACTTAGACGACGAAGGCAACAGTAAAAGCGGTGAAGATTACTTAACTGTTAAGTATGAACGTATTGCTCCTGTGTTAATCGAAGCAATCAAAGAGCAACAAGCACAGATTGATACTCAAGCAGCAGAGATTGCAGAACTCCGTGCAATGGTAGAAAAACTACTAGATAAATAATATAAAGGATAGCCACAAGCGTGGCTATCTTTACTTGACACTGCTTAAATAATGTGTTATATTAATAGAGAGAAATAGGAAGTAATATGGCATTACCAGCAACAGGCTCGACAATAACAATGTCTCAAATCCGCAACTACTTTAGTGCGGGCAACAGTACTATTGCTATTGGTACACTAGGTGTTTATATTGGTATTAGTCAAGGCAGTACTATTAGCATGAGTTCTAGTTTTGGTGGCTACTATTTCCCAATACCAGGTTAAAAGGAAAAAAAATGAAAACATTATACGAAGTATTAAATGTAGACTTAGCACAAGAATATACCAAAGAACGTAAAAAAGAAGCAGCAACAGCACTTAACCTTGACGGAGATTTGCACGAAAAAGTTTTTGCTGCAATCGATGATATGGTTATTCCAAATGATGATGATAGATTGCATTGGATTCAAAAGTTAGGAAGAGCCGCAGGTGCAGATTTACTTACACTAGGTAAAGTACAGCCTGAAAGTATGCTGGCTATGGCTAGTTTGTCAAAAGAAGATTTTAAAGAAGCTGTTAAGATTGCAACAAGTGCTGCAAGAACATGGAACGAATACACTGTATCAGCCGAAAAAGATTTAAACGAAGAAACTATGCCATCAACTATGTTGTAATATGAAACTAAGTATTTGTGTTCCTGCACGTGATCAAGTAAATACAGTGTTTGCTCGCAGTCTTTGTCATTTAACAAATAGATTAACAAAACAAAATGTTGATTTTGATCTGCATATTGTTTGTGGTAGTGTGATTGTTGAAAGTCGAACTGCACTAGTAAAAGAAGCATTAGAAAATAATGCTACACATATTTTATGGCTTGATAGCGATATGCATTTTCCGCCATCTGTTTTTGAAACTCTGTTGTCACACAACAAAGACATTGTAGCAGGTCAATACAGTACTAGGTATGCACCGTATCGTACAGTAGCATTTCTTGATTGTGAAAATACTGACACTAGATTAGATGCTAGTTTTGGATTGCACAAAGTATGGGCAGTTGGTATGGGATGTATGCTTACAAAAACAAGTGTGTACAATGATCTACCCAAGCCATGGTTTGATCACGAATACAACAAACGACTAGATACTTTCAGCGGAGAGGATATATACTTTTGTAATCAAGCAATGCATCACGGTTATGAAGTATGGATAGATGCAAGTATCAAACTTGCACATTTTGGAATAAAGGCAAATATACTATGAGAGCTATTGATAGATTTGAAAGATTTGGAACACCAGTGCATAATGGACAGGATTTTTTAAAGAATCATATTTTTGAAAAATATCCAGTTGTAAAAACCAGCGACTATGAAGATTTGGAACAAGTTTGGAAGTTAGATTGCGATTCTGATTATGTGTGGGTTGTTGACGAAAGTATTGAAACATATAGTTCATTTCCTTGGTTCTTTAAACCAAAAGCTGAGGATGAAGTTCGTATACATGCGTTTCCTTATGTATTTGAAAATAGCCGAAAAGTCAAAGACTGGAATAGAGTTAGATTAGTTCCGACTAAAAAAGGTGAATATACTGTAAATCAACATGCTTATATTTGCGGACACTATGATCCTTACAAAGGAAAAGACAAGTTTGATATTTTTTACATTGGCGAAGATACAAAAGTTTTAAAGAATCTTGAAACTAGAGGGTTTGATGTACAGGTAGTTGACTCCATAAACACAGCTAAACAAAATAGTTTTACTGATATGTTTTGGATAGTGTACGATGATACTGAAGTAAGAGATACATTTAAGTTTAGCTACAAGCCAGACGAGTGGAGTTTTAATATTCCACATGTGTTTGGCAATGGCGATATAGACACACTAGATGGCATTGTACTTTGTCCAAAATCCTGCGAGCTAACAGACAAAGAAATAAAACATAGATTTTTTATTAATAAAAAAGAAGTAAGAATTTTAGCAAGTAATCCACGATGCTATGATAAGTTTGTTATTAACAACTATGAAGATTACAAGTACGCAAATGAAGTTTCGACAACTGATATGTTCTGGGGATATTCAGACAACATTGTTATTGACGAAAAGTTTGAGTTTGATTATTATATTAGTCATCATAGTAGTGAAAAAAAATCTAATCATGCTTGGCTGAACGGAAACAAGTACGATGGTGTATTTTTGTTTAGTAAGCAAGCATTGGTAAGCAAAGAAGAAATAGAACACAAAGAACTAAAACATAAAATTGACCATGACATTATAGCAAGTGGTCCAAAAGATTATGAAAAGTTTATAGTTGAAAACTATGAGCAATACAAGAGTGCATTTCATAGTTGCGGCAGTGATATGATGTGGCTAATCCCATTTGACGTAGATCCGTTGAGTGATTTTGAATGGGACAACTATTTCCACAATCAAGATTCTTTTGACCGATCAACAAATCATGTGTTTTTAAATGGTGTTGATTATGATGGTATTGCATTATTAAATACTATAGATCTTATATCTGAAAAAGAATTTGATCATAGATTTTATGTTAATAAAAAAGAACATGCAGTTGTAGCAAGTAAACCAAAAAAATATAAAAAGTTTACAGTTGACAACTATGACGATTATACAAATGCATTGTACAACTCCGACACTGAAATGTTTTGGGGTGTGCCTACTGACGTTGATGTAAACAAAGATTTTGATTTTAGTTTATACTTTAGTCATCAAAATACATTTGATAGAAATATCAATCACGTATTTTTAAATGGCGACAACTACGATGGTATTGTATTATACAGTAAAAATGTATTAGTAAGTGAAAAAGAAATTGAACACCGCTTTCTTATAAAAAAGAAAGAATATGATGTTGTAGCAAGTACACCAAAACAATATCCAACATATACAGTAAACGATTATCAAGATTATTTAGAAGCAAAAGAAAACTGTAACACAGACATGTTTTGGATTGTAAACGATTCGTTTTTACCTAATGAAGATTTTAACTGGAATTTTTATATCAGTCATCATAATCAATATGAACGTAGAATAAATCATGTTTGGAAAAATAGCGAGTTTTATGACGGTATTGCATTAGTTAGTAAACAGTTGAATATTAGTCAACGAGAAATTGATTATAGATTTTTTGTTAACAAAAAAGAATACGACGAAGTTGGTAGTATGCCAAAGCCGTATGATATTGTGTTTATTAGTAATGGCGAACCAAATGCCGACGACAACTACTATGAACTAAAAGAAAAGTATCCAAGAGCAAAACGAGTAATGGATATCAAAGGAATTCATGCAGCTCATAAACGTGCTGCTGAGTTAGTTGAAACAGAAATGTTTTGGGTTGTTGACGGCGATGCTGAAATAATAGACGACTTTGAGTTTGATTACTATGTGCCTGCATACGATATCGACGGCAAAGATACTGTGCATGTGTGGAGAAGTCATAATCCAGTAAACGGGCTAGTGTATGGGTATGGTGGCGTCAAACTTCTGCCCACTCGATTAACAAGAAACCTTGACGAAACTACAACTGATATGACTACTAGTATTAGTGATAAGTTTAAAGGTGTAGATAAAATGAGTAATACAACAGCATTTAATACAGATGCATTTAGTGCATGGCGTAGTGGATTTAGAGAATGTTGTAAACTTGCTAGTCGTACTATTGCTAGACAAAAAGATGACGAAACTGATTTTAGATTAGATGCATGGTGCTCAAGAGGAGATGATAAACCTTTTGGAAAAGCAGCTATTGCTGGAGCAAAAGCAGGTAAAGCATTTGGCGAAATGAATGCAGACAATCCAGATGAACTAGTAAAAATTAATGATTTTGAATGGCTTAAGAATCAGTTTGAGATATTATATCTACCAACCGTATAACTGTATCTAGTTTCTTTTGATTGGTTTTACTTCGTAGTGTATTACTCAACCCGTGATGTAAAGGTTTTGGCCATTTTCCAAATGTTACCCAAGCGTAGCCATCATGCTCATTATTTAATTCTGGAATAAATTCATTATCAACTACACAAAGATATGTGTGAAAACTAAAATGATTATCGCTGCTTATAAATGTTTCTAAAGGTATTGTTTTTTTAATATTTGGAAGATTGCCTATTTCTTCAGTTATTTCTCTTTGCAATCCTTCCCAAGGTGTTTCAATGCCTTCGTTTGTTCCACCAACTAATCCCCAAAGGTTTTTTGTTTTTCCTTTGGTGCGATGTAAAAAAAGAAATCGTTTTGTTTTAAGGCTATAAAATAAAGCACCACTGCAAATTATCTTGTTCATACAACTACTTATTTTAAAGTGTAATAGTCCAAGTTCCTCGTGGATAATAACCATCAACTGCACTTTGCCAATAATATCCGTTCCAATAAAACTGCTGCCCAGTAGTTACATTAGTAACGTATGTAGTTTCATTGTCATTGCTAGAGTTCCAAATAGTAACCCATTTAGATCCATCCCATTCAACTATATCATTTGCATCAGCTGAAAAGTCTGTATTATCTGCATTTTTCCAAGCATCAGGACCTTTTTCGTTTAGATTGAGCACATACGAGATATTGTCGTCGATGCTGTATGCTGTAGTTAGATTTATAATAAACTTATCATCAATGTTTGACTTTGTTGCTGCTACTGGTGTTCCGTTTACAAATACTTCAAAACTTGTAACACGTTCATCTCCTGCTCTATCGGCCAACTCGCTAGTAGTAATAGTAAAGTCTATATCAGTATCTATTCTATTACTACTGGTAGTAGCTTTAAAACTACGTTCAACTTTATAACCTATTGGTCCTAATAATAATAATCTAACACCAGGTGTTTTTACTGTCTGAGGATTATAAGTTATAGGATTAATAATATAATCAATAGTTCCATCCGTCTTAGACGGTCCTGTTATAATAGTGTTAGCCGGCAATGTGTCCTCGTCCCAATCGATAATCATTGTATGAGTATCATTGCTTGGGATATTAAACGTTCCAATTATTTCACCACTAAGTTCTGCTCTGCGCAATCTTATTTGACTTATGTTGGGTTGATATTTTGACGGCAGCTCTGCTTCTAAAATATTTAACCAACTAATATCGCCTAATCGAAGTTTTTTATTTTTAGCTAGTTTGGCTTCGTCGTCATTAATTATAATATCAAAATCTCTATAACTTACAACTAGTGGATTGCTTAAATCTAATCCTGTGTTACTTACACTTGAGGTAGATGTAATACCAACATTTCCTGCATTAACAACAGTACCATCTGGTAATACAGTAACACCACTTGCAACACCCTGATCCGATGTAGTAGGAGGATTAAACCCTTCTAAACTAATAGTGCCAGCATCTTGACTGTAAACACCTGTGATAATATCTGTTATAATGCCTAGTTTTTTAACTTTACTAGGTGGCGAAATGTATATTGGTGCTGTAAATCCTAGTGTAGCAACATCAATGTCATCTTGCGTTCCTACAGGAATAGTTCTACTACTAAAGTTAATATCTTCTAAATACAATGCACTTAAACTAGTCCAATCTACATAGTTGTCAGATGTTTGAAACTCTAAGTCTGGATTAAATAACATAAAAATTTGTTCAAGTATTTGTAGTTTTTGATCAGTACTAGTTGACCATACGTCAACATTAACACTCAGTGTGTAAGGAGTTGGATGCAATCGTTCGACTGTATATCCCTTGGCTTGTTGTGCTATATAACTACTAGTGTTTTCATCAAACTGTTTTTCTCTAAGATTGATTTTACTAACATAACTACTATCACTCAATCGCGATCTGTCCATTTGCAAACTAGTAATATACACACCCATTCGAGGAGCACTTGGTAGTTTGTTATCACTGTTTTCTCTAATAATACTGCCAACTTGTCTTGTAATATCTCCGTACAATACCGGAACTACTTTGATATCACCGTCGCCGTCACGATAGCTAAAGTTACTAAATGCTCTTACAATCTGTGTAATGTATCTACGTATTTGTCCATCATAAAAGTATTGCATTAGTCACCTGCCTTTGCTCTAAGAGCTTTACTTAGAGCCTGTCTTTCAACAACCTCTTCTCCGCTAATACTATTTACTGTTGTGTTGTTTATAAACGTGCCTTTTAGAGTATCGCGACCACTTGTTTGTGTGAGTGTGGTTCTTACTGCATCTTCTATTTTGCGCCAGCTATTTCCGTCATATCTAAACAATCTATTAGGAGATAAATCAATTCTTAAAAAATAGTCTCCATTTTCAGGTGCACCCGGAAACCCAATACCTTGTCCGTATGGTGCTCCATTTGGAGGAATACCATCGCCAACTAAATATCCTTGATATCCATTTCCATCAGGTGTAACAAAAACAGTGTCAGCTGTTATCTGATCATCAGCTAATAAACTGTCATAGTCAGTACTTACAATTTCAATTTCGCCTGAATCAGACAGTTGTAGTGTGTAGAACTGTATAGTAGAATATCCACTAAGAGGAACATCAACTTCTGCTTGCGCTATAATAGCTTCATTTATTTGCATTTCTTTTTCGTAAGTACTAAGTACATCTCTAAGCGTATTTGCACTACCTTCTTCTGCTGGAAGATCTAGTATGTCTTTGTATTCTTGTGAATCTAGTATTTGTTTTGCACGTAATCTATACAAGTGCGGATACCAAGTTTGACTAAATCCTTCTGCTGCTCTAGTAACTTCGTCTATTACATAAAATCGTTTTAGTGCAATGTTGTAATCATTTGCAGCATATTCATCTTTCATGTGCGGCAGTTCTATTACATCACCTGGCATTATTTTTCTACCTAGTGTTTTTACACTACTATTAATATGTATAGTCATAAACAATGTATCGTTTTGTAAAAACAATCCAAACTGACTCAAATCAAAGTCTTGATCTTGCAAGTTGTAATGACCTCTGATTGTGTATATATCAGCATCATACTTTCTGTCTCTGTTTTCAAGAAATAATAAATCTTGTATGTTTGTTTCTTTTACAACATCATATACAGGCTGTTCAACTGTTGCATCATCTGCCAATGTGGTCTTTGGACCAAGATACTTGTGAATATTAAAATCAGTCCCTCCAACGGTAAACTGTTCGTAGACAATACCATCTAGGAAGGAATAATCTTTTGTTTTCTCGGGTCTGTATAAACTAAGTCTTGGCATATGTATATTTAGCATAAATACTAGTGGAGACAAACTATGGCCGAACTTACAACACAGAAACAAGAAATATTTGATTACGTAAATGCCTTTCTAGGTGGCGGAATGGTAGATGTAGAACTAGATCCTATACACTACGAAACTGCACTAGGAAAAGCAACTGCACGATATAGACAACGCAGCGAAAACAGCGTTGAAGAAAGTTATATTACTCTTGCACTAACCGAAGATGTAAATGCATATACACTACCTAATGAAATAATCGAGGTACGTAAAGTTCATAGACGTAGTGTAGGAAGTAGACTTGGTGGCAACAGTGGCGGAACAACATTTGAACCGTTTAACCTTGCTTATACAAACACATACTTGTTGGCAGGTAGCGGCATAGGCGGACTTGCTACATACGATTTCTTTGCTCAACAACAAGAACTAGTAGGAAGAATGTTCGGTAGTTTTATCGAATTTGTTTGGAACACTAGTACAAAAAAACTAACTATATTAACAAGACCAAGAGCTGAGGAAGAAGTATTGCTGTATTGTTATAATCATAGACCTGACTTTGAGTTGTACAAAGACTACAAAGCATTTCAATGGATTAAGGAATATACTCTTGCTAACTGTAAATATATGTTAGGTGAAGCACGTAGTAAGTTTGCTACTATTGCTGGCCCTGGTGGCGGCACTACACTTAACGGTGATTCACTTAAAGCCGAAGCTCAACAAGAAATGGAAAAACTTGACAACGACTTAGCTATGTCTGTTGCAGGTGGTGTTGGCTACGGATTTTTAATTGGATAACAGATTTACTAATATCAAAAAAGTAATAGCAGGAGGTTGTAGTTTTACAGCAGGCTCTGAACTTGCAGACGAAAGTTGGGATCGTATTCATAAAGGAATATGCTACGAGATAAGCTATACTGCATGGCCAAACTTGCTTCAAGAAAAAATGTTTCCCAATGCAACAGTTGATAATACTGCTGTGCCAGGTGCAGATTACGGCAGTATAGTTAGACGTGTAATATATCAAACTCGCCGCCATTTAAAAATACACAAACCAGAAGACATTGTTGTAGTTGTAATGTGGACAAGTATTTTACGCAGAGAATATCCTAGTATATATCCTGCAGGTAGAAAAATAAAAACTCACGAAGATAGATTTTTAACTTCATTGCCTTCAGACGGAGACGGTAAGACTAGAGGTTATTCAAATGAAATGTTGTACAGTAGAAGACAAATGTGGGCGTCAGAACATTTAACACGAACACACGTAGAGTTTTATGCTAGACGTGACACGCACGATAACCATGTATATTATCCACTACAGCAACTTGAATATTTAACAAACTGGCTTGAGAATCATAATATTAAATATTTTTTTACGTCGGCATTTAAAGATATAGAACCAGAGTTATTAAATCAAGACAATGTGTTTTTACAAGACATGATCGCAAGATTGGATCTTCCTAATAATGTACACAAAGAAGATGGCCTTGGATTTCATAACTGGGCAACAAAAAACAAATACAAACGTGGAAAAGAATCAGACCATCCTCTCGAACAAGCACACATTGATTGGGCAGATCTTTTTTCAAAATGGATATTGACAAAGTCTAAATAATATGCTATATTAAACTTATGAAGAAAAAGTTACTAGTTATTGGCCACGGCCGACACGGTAAAGATACTGTGTGCGAAATATTAAGAGATACGTATGGTTATAGTTTTGAGAGCAGTAGTCAGTTTTGCTCCAAGTTGTTTATTTACGATCAGTTAAAGGACAAGTATGGATATGATAATGAAGAACAGTGTTACGCTGACAGGCATAATCACCGAGCAGAATGGTATGATGCTATCTGCGATTATAATGTTCCTGATGCAGCGACTCTAGGTAGAGAGATGTTTGCAGCCTATGATATCTATTGTGGGCTTCGAAATAAAAAAGAATTTCACGCTATGAAAAACACAGGTGTGTTCGACTATTGTATATGGGTTGATCGTAGTGATTACTTACCTCCTGAACGTAGAAATAGTATGAGCCTTGAACAATGGATGGCTGATTTTACTATTGACAACAACGGAAGTCTTGACGATTTATATTTTAATGTAGGTGAACTTATGAGTTATATACGTACTTAACCCCTAAAAACCGCCTTTTTCTCCGGCGATCTGCTAAATAGTTGTAAGTGAAACACTTTACAGGAGAAATTTAAAATGGCATTAACTTCACCAGGTGTAGAGGTCAGCGTTATTGATGAGAGTTTTTACACTCCAGCAGAACCGGGCACAGTACCTATAATATTTGTCGCAACAGGCGAAAATAAACTAAACGGCGCAGGAACTGGTGTTGCACCAGGAACTCAAAAAGCCAATGCAGGTAAACCATACCTACTAACATCGCAGCGAGATCTAGTAGATACGTTTGGTGATCCTACATTTTATACAGATGCTAACAACAATCCTATTCATGGCGGAGAACAAAATGAATACGGGTTACAGGCAGCATATTCATATTTAGGCGTAAGCAACAGAGCGTATGTAGTAAGAGCAGATATTGACCTTACAGCAATATCAGCTAGTTCAACGCCAACAACTGCAAACCCGGCAAATGGAACTTACTGGTTAGATACTCAAGTAACAAAGTTTGGTGTTTTTGAATGGAACGGCAGTGCTGAATCAGCAACTAACAAAGTTGGTCAAACATTTACTAACAAAACACCAACTGTTATTACTGATACAACACAAACTACAGGATCATCTCCGTTTGCTCCAAAAGGTGCAGTTGGCGCAATTGGCGACTACGCAGTTGTAGCAGTTTCAACTATTATCCGCACATGGTATAAAAATACTTCAGGTACTTGGGTACAGGTTGGTAGTGCAGATTGGAAAGGCAGTTGGCCTTCAGTAACCGGTACAGCAGGTACTCCAACATTTACAGTAAATGATACTATCACTATTGGATCTGCAGAAGGTCTTAGTGTAACAGTTACGTTAACAGGAACTAGCCTTGCTTCAGCTGTAAGTGATATTAATATAGCACTGGGTGCAGTTGGAATCACAGCAGAGGCAGTAGATAATAGATTAGTATTTAAAAATACTGGCGCAACACATTCAAACATTGTTCTTGGTAACGGTACAGGAACACCACTAACTGATGCAGGTATTGCTGCTGGAACATATTATCCTCCAGCACATCAAGCAACAGCTCACACAAGCGTTCCAGAATGGAAAACAGCAGACTCTGTATCTCGTCCAACAGGAAGTGTATGGGTTAAAACAACTACACCAAACAGTGGCGCAGATTGGAAAACAAAAGTATGGAATGGTTCAACTGAACTATGGGATGCAGTAAGCACACCAATATATACTTCAAACTCGGCAGCACTAGTTGGATTAGATAAAACAGGTGGTGGTGCAAATCTAACATCGCTTAATGTTTATGCAATGGCAAATGTTACAGAAAGTGCAACAAATCTAGCCAACTTCACTCTTTACAAGCGTAATGCTACAGGTGCAACAACTATTACTAGTGGTGTAGTTGATAGTACTACATTTACATCAGGCGGCAACGATTTTACTATTCAAGAGACTGTAAAAGGAAGTGCAACATTAAGTACAGTAGTAAATATTGTATTCACTGCAACAGGTGCATCAAGCGATGCAGATTTAATGGCAGCAGCTATTAACGCAGCAGGGTTAGTTAATGTTACTGCTAGTGTTGATTCAAGCAACAGAGTTGTAATAACACATGCAATCGGCGGCGACATTAGATTTGTAGATGGTGCAAATACTCCATTAACAGATGCATTTACTGCTTGGAACTACTCAACAAAATCAGGAACTGCAAACTTTTACGATTCGCCAACTGGATTGTCAAACGCATACATTGCGACACTTTGGAAAGAACTAACTTATACAGCAAGTAATGATGCTCCAACTGCTCTTGCAGCAGACGGCGCATTATGGTATAACAGTGTAGTTGACGAAGTTGATATCATGGTACATGATGGCGATAAATGGGTTGGATACTTAAACAGCGATTCACCATATTACGATGCTACACCTGCAAATGCTCCAGACCCAGAAGGTCCGATTGTTGCTGCAAGTGAACCAGTAGACGGAGATCGTTCAGACGGTGGCAATCTTGTAACAGGCGATATTTGGATTAGTACAGCAGATCTTGAAAACTTTCCAAGAATCTATCGTTGGAACAATACACTAAACAGTTGGGTTGAACTAGATACAACAGATCAAACAACTGAAAATGGTGTACTATTTGCAGATGCACGTTACAACACAGCAGGTGCAAACAGTAGTACAGCAGGTACTATTGCTAATCTGATTACTAGTAACTTTGTAGATGTAGATTGTCCAGATCCAGCACTATATCCAAAAGGCATGATACTTTGGAATCTACGTAGAAGTGGCTTTAATGTTAAGCGTTTTGAGCGTAACTATGTAGACTTAGCAGCAGACAATGAACGTTTTGGTGACGAGTCAATGTCAGCATATTATCCGCATCGTTGGGTTACTGAATCAGCTAATGAAGCAGATGGCTCAGGTAGTTTTGGACGTAAGGCACAGCGTAAAGTTGTAGTACAAAAACTACAAGCAATGCTAAACGAAAACCAGGACATTCGCGACAACGAATCACGCATCTTTAACTTAATGGCAACACCAGGTTATCCAGAGCTAATCGGAGAAATGATTACACTAAACTATGACAGAGGCCTAACAGCATTTGTTATCGGTGATTCACCTTTCCGTTTAACACCAGATGCAACTTCTCTTAACGAATGGGCAACCAACGTTAATACAGTTGTTGAAGATAATGATAACGGACTTGTAAGTAGAGATGAGTACATGGGTGTTTATTACCCAAGTGGATTTACTAGTGATAATGCAGGCAACAATGTAGTTGTTCCGTCAAGTCATATGGTACTACGTACTTTCGCACTAAATGACCAAGTTGCGTATCCATGGTTTGCACCAGCAGGTACAAGACGTGGTGGAGTTACAAATGCAACTTCAACAGGTTACATCAACGGCGAAGGCGAGTTTGTTGCATCAGCACTAAACGAAGGACAACGAGATACATTGTATCAAAACAACGTCAACCCTATCACATTCTTAACAGGTGCTGGGCTAGTTGTATTTGGACAAAAAACTCGTGCAAGAAATGCAAGTGCTCTTGATAGAGTCAACGTTGCAAGACTTGTAGTGTACTTACGTAGTCAGTTGAATCAGTTAACAAAACCATATCTATTTGAACCAAATGATAAAATCACACGTGATGAAATCAAAGCACAGGTAGAAAGTTTAATGGTTGAACTAGTGGGACTAAGAGCTCTATATGACTTCTTAGTTGTGTGTGACGAATCAAACAACACACCAGCGAGAATTGATAGAAACGAGTTGTACGTAGATATTGCTATTGAACCAGTCAAAGCAGTAGAGTTTATCTACATACCGTTGCGTATCAAAAACACAGGAGAAATCGCAGGGTTATAAGTCATTAAAGTAGGGGGAAAATAAAATCCCCCTACAAATGATAAATACATGTGATAAGGAGAAACATAGATGGCAATCTCAACTCTATTAAATTTAACAGTACCGTTAGCAAACGATACTAGTGCAAGCAGTCAGGGTCTGCTAATGCCGAAACTACAATACCGTTTCCGTGTAACATTGGAAAACTTCGGTATTACCGGCAACACAACTGAATTAACAAAACAGGTTATTGATGCAACCCGTCCAAACATATCATTCCAACAAATACCGATTGATGTGTACAATAGTAAAATTTATATGGCTGGCAAGCACGAATGGCAAGCAGTTACAATGAATTTACGTGACGATGTTAACGGAAACGTACAACGTTCAGTAGGCGAGCAACTACAGAAACAGTTTGATTTCTTTGAACAGTCTAGTGCTGCTACAGGACAAGACTACAAGTTTACACAACGCATTGAAGTACTAGACGGCGGCAACGGCGCCAATACTCCAGCTGTACTTGAAACTTGGGAACTGTATGGTTGCTATTTAACAAGTGTTGACTACGGATCAATGAGTTACTCAGCAAATGATGCAATGACAGTAGCTCTTAATATTCAATACGACAACGCTGTACAACTTAATGTAGGTGTTGGAACGCCTAACAACTTCCAAGATCGAAATACTGAAACAGGCACAGGTGCCACAGGCGCTGCCGCTCTTTAATAACATTTAAGAGATTGCTTGACTTCTAAGGAGCCCAATGGGCTCCTTATTTGTTATGTGCGCTGTTTAAATATAAGATAAATACTTTATGCCGTTAAATAGAAACTTTGATAACTTTAGCAATTTTGATACCAACAAAGGTATAATGGGTGATTTTACTCATGCTGCAAACTTGTATCGACGCAATAACTTTAGATTATCGCCTAAAGTTAAATTCCTATATCATGTTGTAATAGATGTAAACCCAATAGCGTTACAATCACTTGGTAACAATGTTAGCAACTTATTAAACAAACGTGAGTTTAATATACTAGCATCAGCTGCTGACTTGCCAACATATACTATTAATACAGAAACTATGAATCAATACAATAGAAAAAAAGTAGTTCAAACAAGAATAAACTACAATCCTGTTAATATTGAATTTCATGACGATGCAGCAGGTCTAACAACACTGCTATGGGAAGCCTATTATAGATATTATTATGAAGACGGCAACTATGCCGATCAAGGAACTCGTCCACGTGCATATCAAACTGGCTTATACGATAGCGAGCCTCAAAATACTTATAGACATGGTTTTAACAGAGCAGGCAAAACATATCCATTTTTTAACAGCATAACTATACACCAACTTCATCATCAAAACACTGATAGTCATTTTACTAGTTTTACACTTGTGAATCCTCTCATAGGAGAATGGCAACATGATAGAGTAGATCAATCAGATGGGTCAGGCGTAATGAAAAACACCATGCGTGTTGATTATGAAACTGTACTGTATGATAGAGGATATACAGGATTAGATGAGCCAGCAGGGTTTGCAGACAATGCACACTATGATAGATCACCTAGTCCATATAGTAGTACTAGTACAGAGTCAACGGATAACAAAACAACCGGAGTAGACGAAGGTTGGAAAAAAGTATTCACTGATATATTTTTAGAAGCAATAGGAATAACTGATTTTAATAGCGAACAACAACGCAATCTAAGATCAACATTTTCAACTACTCCAGTTACAACAAATAATAGAGTTCCGTTCAACAACAATGCATTTTTTCCAACAAACTCAACTCAAACAGCTATAACTACAGCATTTCTTGATGCAGCGTTAGAACCAAAAATATCTGAGAGAGAGTTGAGAACTAGCACTATTAAACAAAGAGACTTGGCTAGAAATGCACTTCGAAACTATGCAATAGCACAAGGATCGGCAAACTCTTTTAATGATAATGGACAGTTGTTTGATAACTTAAACACAGTTCAGCAATCTCAACTGCAACAAGCAGTTGTTGATAACTACAGAGTAGATCCAACATTACAAGGTGCAGCATTTACTAGTATTCTTGAAGATATTATAGGTGGTTAAATGAGTAGTATAACTGATAAAAGTATTAATAAATCAACGGACAGTGCAACAGAAGTAAAATCATTTTTTGATAGATACTTTTCAAAATCAATATCGATCACAAGTAATGAAGTTGATAGTGTGTTGGGATTTTTTAAAAAAAGAAAGTTTGAAGAAAGTGCAGCTATTGCTATAACTACAGTACTGTTACAACAAGCCAAATCTGAAAATAAAAATATATTTGAATTGTTGGATAGTTTAAAAGGATTAGACGAAGTAAAACTCAGTCAGCTAGTAGCTGCTATTTTAAATAACAATAGAAGCAAAGTAAGTGCTCTCGGCTACACAAGTGATTATCAAGTTGTAACATACGAAAATAGAAATGTTATATTATAATGTCACGTTTTGCACAAGGCAAGTATACATTAAAAAACCCTGAAAAATACATAGGCGGTAGAACTCCTACTTATAGAAGTAGTTGGGAGTTTGCTTTTATGCGTATGTGTGATACAAATGAAAATATAACAAAGTGGGCAAGTGAAGCAGTTCGTATTCCTTATAGAAATCCACTGAGTGGAAAATATACTATATATGTTCCAGACTTCTTTTTAGTATACAATGATCGTACAGGCAAACAACATGTTGAAATTATTGAAGTTAAACCAGCAAATCATACATTCAAAGAGCAACTAGGAAATAGTAAAGTAAACAAGTTGCATTATGTAGTCAATCAAGCCAAGTGGGGCGCCGCTAAAGCGTATTGTAAACAAAAAGGAATGATATTTAGAGTTGTCAACGAAGGAGATATTTTCCATCAAGGTAAGAGAAAATGAAAGTAGCTTTTGTACATATTCCTAAAACTGGCGGAGCAAGTGTTTATAGATGGTGGTATAAAAATTTAAAAGACTCTAGTTTTCAATTTATTCGAAATGATCATTTGTTTTTAGATAGTATTCAAGAACAGTATGACACTAGTTTTACAATAACAAGAAATACGTTTAATCGATTGATAAGTTTGTATGTTTTTCAAAAAGTTAAATGCGATCAACGTTTGAGAAAAAATTATAAAGTTGATTACTATAATAAAATGCTCGAAGTTTGGAACAAAGGAATAATATATTATCTTGAATATAGTCTAGATAATAATATGAACGGAGTTACCTCTCAATTAAAATATATAAAAGATGTAGAACATATTTTTTCAAATGAAACATTATCCACTGATTTTAAAAAAATACAAAAATGGTCTAACTGTTATATTCCTTTAGAAAGAAATGTGCATGTAGGAATATATAATAAAAAAGACTTTATGACTGCTGAGTTTATTAAACTAGTATCTAATAGATTTGCCGACGAAATAGAATATTTTAATTATCAACCGACTGTTTGATAAATAATAGTAGCATATAATGGAAAACTATTATGACAAAAAAACTTGAGGAAATGTTGAATCTTCCAGACAACGAAGATATCAAACAAGAAGCACAAAAGCAAGCTGTTGTTCAGCAAGAGGATACTTTTCGCGATATAGCAGAGTTTGACAAGATTGCAAGTGCATTACCAGCTGTAAAAGGTCTTGGACAAAAAGCAGATGACGAACTTGAAGACATTGCATCACGTGCATTAGAAGCATATGATGATTTAATGGACTTAGGTATGAATGTCGAAAGTCGTTATGCAAGTAGAGTATTTGAAGTTGCTGGCGGAATGTTGAAAACAAGTTTAGATGCTAAAGTCGCAAAAATGGATAAGAAACTAAAAATGATCGACTTGCAACTTAAAAAAGAAAAAATGGACAGAGACACTAATCCAGGAGGCGAAGGCGGCATAGTCAACGGTGAAGGTTATGTTGTTTCAGATCGTAATAGTCTTTTAGAGAAGTTAAAAGACATGAAGAATGATAAATAGTAACATAATGTAGGATACAATAATGAAAAACTTTGCTGATTATTTAACTGAAAGTAAAAAAACATATGAATTTAAGATTGGTGTAGCTGGTGAGCTACCTGAAAACTTTGAAGATATGCTTGAAACCAGTTTACAAAAATACGGATGCTCTCAGATTGCAGCTGGTAAGAAAACACCGATACAAGAGCGCCCATTAGATTTTCCACAGTTAGAAAATTGCGAAGCTACATACTTTGAAATAAGTTGTACATACCCAACAACAGTACAAGTGCTTCAAGAGTACATTGGACAATGTTGCGGTGTTAAACAAAGTCATATTATTGTACGTAATCCAAATGAGCCGCAAGAGTTATATCAAGAAGAAACTTCATCTGACGTATACGTTGCAAAGCTAACAGTTGAAGAACTAGGAGGCGAAAGCGCACAAGAATCAGTTGGTGAAGATAGAGTAATGAACCTACTAAAAGAATTAGAGACAGCTCGTAAAGAACAGTCAGGAGACTAATATGAAAAAAGTAAACGAAGCTAATATGAATATTAGTGTAAATGGCGAAAGTGCAGCAGAAGTTTCTGAACTAATGCGTATTATGCAACTAGCAGGAGCAGATGCTAAAGTAGTCGACGATACCGATATTAACCAAGATGACGGCGTATGTCCGATATGTGGTAAAATGCACGGACCAAGTCAGCCAATGGGCGGATGCGGATCGAAAGGACCTGAAGAACCATCTATGTCAGATACTATCAAAATGATTTCAAGTGAAGAAGAAGATTATGATGGCGACTTTGGCGATGCTACTACAGAACCTGATGATGAATATATGAGATCAAATGCAGGCGATGTAAGTGACATGATTCCAAGCGGCGACGATTTACACAAAGAAAAAGGATCATATCCAGCAACAGCAGGCGGTGATAATCCAATGAATACCAGAGAAAGTATTCATGCAATGCTTACAAAAGCACTTGCTGAAAAACAAGCATCAAAAGGTACAAAACCAGACTTTCCTGATTTAGACAAAGACGGCAACAAAACAGAACCAATGAGTCAAGCTATTGCACAACGTGACGGCGAAGATGAAGATGAAGAAGTAGCAGAATATGATGTGCCTAGCAACTTTGAAAACAAGCACAAAGACATCAACAATCTTGGACGCAAAATGATGGACATGAGTTCAAACATGAAAGGAACTGATGATACTAGTTTAATGATGTCAAATGCACTTTCAAGACTTGGCGAAGTATTAGCTGAGTTTGGCGGCAGTGGGTTTGCTGCTAACAACATGGCAGACGTTATCAAGAAGTCAGCGTTGAATAAAGAGATTGTACAAATGCTAATGAAAAAAGCAAAAGCTGAAGATTAACAAAATATTCCCCCAACTCAATAGCGCCTTCGGGCGCTATTTTTTTGAATAAATATTATATGGCAGCATCATTAGACGGCGTCTTAATCAAAAAGGCGAATAGAAAAGAAACATTTACTGAAGAGCAAATTGCAGACTTACTAGCTTGCATGGATCCGGATACAGGATATTTACATTTTGCCCGCAAGTTTGCGTATATTCAGCATCCAAAACTGGGTAAATTAATCTTTGATCCTTATGAATATCAATTAGGATTAATGCACAGTTATCATAACTATCGATTTAATATTAATATGATGCCAAGACAAACTGGTAAGACAACATGTGCTGCTATTTACTTAGCATGGTATGCTATGTTTAATCCAGATCAAACTATTCTTGTTGCTGCTCACAAGTATACAGGTGCGCAAGAGATTATGTCACGCATACGCTTTGTGTATGAAACTTGTCCAGATCATATTAGAGCAGGTGTTACAAGTTACAACAAAGGTAGTATAGAGTTTGAAAACGGAAGTCGTATTGTAAGTCAAACAACTACAGGTAATACAGGACGTGGTATGAGTATCTCGCTGCTATACTGTGACGAGTTTGCATTCGTACAACCTAACATTGCTGAAGAGTTTTGGACTTCGATATCACCTACACTGGCAACAGGTGGTAGAGCTATTATTACTAGCACTCCTAACAGTGACGAAGATACGTTTGCTACTATTTGGAAACAAGCAGAACAAAAGTTTGACGAATATGGCAACGAACAAGATGTAGGAATAAACGGATTTCACAGTTTTATTGCCGAGTGGCACGAACATCCAGACAGAGACGAAAAGTGGAAAAAAGAAGAAATAGGACGGATCGGCGAGGAAAAGTTTAGACGTGAATACGGTTGTGAGTTTTTAATCTTTGATGAAACTCTTATTCATAGCATTAAACTAGCAACAATGACAGGGTGTAATCCTATCATTAATATGGGGCAAGTGCGTTGGTATAAAAAACCTAGTCCAAAAAAATCTTATGTAGTAGCACTTGATCCTAGCATGGGCACCGGTGGAGATTATGCTGCAATACAAATCATTGAACTTCCTGGATATGAACAAGTTGGAGAGTGGCAACACAATCTTACTGCTATACCAGGACAAGTTAGAGTACTTGCTGATGTATGCAAATATATCGAGAGCGAAACAAGAGCTACTAACAATATATATTGGAGTGTAGAAAATAACGGCATAGGTGAAGCATGTTTGCTTGTTATTAATGACTTTGGCGAAGAAAACATACCGGGGTTGTTTATAAGTGAGCCTATGAAAAAAGGACACGTAAGAAAGTTTCGTAAAGGATTTAACACTACACACAGCAGCAAAACAACAGCATGTGCTAGACTTAAAACAATGGTCGAGAATGACAAACTCACTGTAAACAGTAAAGCCTTGATTAGTGAACTAAAAGCATTTATTGCATCCGGTAGTAGTTTTCAGGCAAAGCCCGGACACCACGACGATCTAGTCAGTAGTTTATTATTAACATTAAGAATTATGAGTGTGATGAAAGATTGGGATCCGACAGTGTACGAAACATTTAATCAGATTGAAGCAGATGAGGATTATGAAATGCCAATGCCGATCTTTGTTAGTAGCAGTTATTGATAAATAGTATGCAATGAGAAATTTAGATACAATAGCAGAACAACTTTTTAATGAGATTAGAGGACGTTATTCCAGCGTTACCACCGGTGATGCAGAAGGAAATGTAACAAGTGCTCCTAGTCTTGCAAGATTTTATGAGTTTGATTTTAAAAGCAGAGACACTAATGTAGGTAAAGTAAGTGTTTCACTAGATGAAAAGTCTGGTGTAACTATAATGTATAACAAAGACTTTACAGAAGAAGTTGGTGCTGAAGAAACCAAAGAGTGGTATAACTTTTTAAAACAAATGAGAATGTTTTCAAAAAAACGTTTATTAAATTTTGAAGTTAGAGACATTAACAGAACTAACTTTACAAAAAGAGATTATGCAAGCATGGCAGTAAATCGCGGAGAAACACAAATGGCAGAGTCAAAAATGTATGGCACTCACAAAACCAGCTTTCAAAAGTTTGGAAGTGCTAAACTTTCAATAAAACATACAGGTGATATTAATGAAGGCGAAAGTAGAAATAAAAAGATAGGATCTCTTTTTATTGAAAATGCACAAGGTGAAAGATTTAAATATCCGTTTAAACATCTTAGTGGTGCAAGAGCAATGGCTATTCACGTTAGTGAAGGCGGACATCCATATGATGACTTTGGTAAACACATTACAAGCCTAAGTGAAGAACTTTCAAATCTCCGCAAGTTCAAAACTTATATGGGTCGCAGTAGTGTAATGGCAGAAAGCCTAGCAGAGCACATGGGTACAGTAAACGAACGTATTACTACAGTTAAGAAAAGAATACAAACATTACAAAAACCTACAATGTACAAAGAAGCACTTGAAGAATTTGTAGTTATAGAAGAATCTGAAGTTCCTGCTGATGTTGCTAGTAACTGGATTGATCAACTTACTATCAAACAGTTTAATGAAGATTTGAAGGATGTATTTCCATACATTTATAAACTAGTTGGTGAAGCAACACAAGCAAACGAAATGGACTTTGATGATTTGATTGCAGAAGCAGATGTGTATCCGCCACGTGGCGACATGGAAATGGATCCATCAAATATGCGTCCGCAAGCAAAACCGGCCGCTCCAAAAACTAGTATACGTCCGCAAGCAAGACCACAAGTTTACGATACGCCAGCACAAGCAATTCAAGCCGCTGAAGAAACCCTAGCCGCACAACCTGGACAGGTTAAAAAACAGTTTGAAAAAGGTGAAGACTATACAATACGCCCTGTGCAAGGTGGATTTATTTACAAGTTAGCACCCACAGTAGATATTGGTGCAAGTCCAAGTGGCGGCACACGTGGCATTGGTGGTGCAGCATATGAATCTCAAATTGATGCAGCATTTGATAAATTGTTAGGACAGTTTGCAGATAACTTTAGTGCGCAAGTAGAAGGCGAACAAGAAACAGACGAAGGCAATGCATACGCAAATGCTGTACGTCAAGCTAAAATGAATGGCAACACCAAAGGCGACGAAATCGACGGACCAGATGGCGAAAAGATAAAACTAGAAAAAGAGCAAAAAACACCATTGGGCGAGTTTATACTAAGTTACTACGATAGGCAACAAGGCGTATTTCCAAAAGGCGAAACTGCTGTGTTAACAATGGTTGAAAAATCATATGGTGATAGATATATCAAGCCAGCAAGTCAGTTCATAGAACGTCTAGGTCAAGTATATGAAAAATATCAGGCTCGCAAGATGGCAGATTTTACAAGAATACAAGAGTTAGCTGGTTTAAAATAATCAGCTAACTCTTTAAAGACTTGGCATTTTTTAGTTGACAAGTCATAACTAAACGTGTAGTATATAAACTGTGCTACACGTTAAAGGCACAAGAGCAACATAGGTTGTTCTAACATAGGCATAACATATAGGAGAAAAGGCACTATGGCATCATTAGCAGAAATTCGAGCAAAGCTCAAAGAACAAGAAGCTGGCGCAAGCGGCAACCGTACATCAGGCGGTGACAATGCGATTTACCCATTTTGGAACATGAAAGAAGGCGAACAGGCAACTATTCGTTTTTTGCCAGATGGCGATCAAGACAATACTTTCTTTTGGAAAGAACGTTTGATGATCAAACTTCCTTTTGCAGGAGTTAAGGGCGAAACAGATTCACGCCCCGTACAGGTACAAGTTCCGTGTATGGAAATGTACGGAGAGTCATGTCCAATCCTACAAGAAGTACGTGGTTGGTTTAAAGACGCAAGTCTTGAAGACATGGGTCGTAAGTATTGGAAAAAACGTAGTTATATCTTCCAAGGGTTTGTAACTGAAGATCCACTAAAGGAAGATTTGCCAGAGAATCCTATTCGACGCTTTATTATTGGTCCACAAATCTTCCAACTTATTAAAGCAGCACTGATGGACCCAGATATGGAAGAACTTCCAACAGATTATACTGCTGGTGTAGACTTCCGTCTTTCAAAAGGTTCCAAAGGTGGCTATGCTGATTATGGTGCAAGTAACTGGGCACGTCGAGATCGCCCGCTAGGTGATGCAGAGATGGGAGCAGTAAATACACATGGACTGTTTAATCTCAACGACTTCCTTCCTAAAAAACCAGATGAAGCTGGTGTTAAGATTCTAACAGAAATGTTTGAAGCGTCAGTAGACGGCGAAGCATATGATGCAGAACGTTGGAGTAACTACTTCCGTCCAAGTGGTATGGCTGCACGTACAGGCGATCCGCAAAAAGCAGCAAGCCCACAAGCAACTGCTACAAGTCAAAGTGCTCCAGCAGCACCAGCACCTGCACCTGCACCAGTAGCTGAAACTACAACCGATACTGGATGGCAAGAACCTGCTACACCAGCAGCAGAACCAGCAGCAGAACCAGCAGCTGGCGGAGCGCAAGACATCCTTGCAATGATCCGTTCACGTCAAGGTTAATAGCAACTAAAAAGGGTTGCTTTATTACACAGCAACCCTTTTACTTCATTCATTTAATAGGAGATATACATGGCAAATAAGTCATTCGATCCAACGAAGTTTCGTAATTCGTTGACAAAATCTATTACGGGTATGAGTGCAGGCTTTAACGATCCAACTGATTGGATTAGTACAGGCAACTTTGCACTCAACTACTTACTAAGTGGAGACTTTCAAAAAGGTATTCCTCTAGGTAAAGTGTCAGTGTTCGCAGGCGAATCTGGCGCAGGCAAGTCGTACATTGTAAGTGGTAACATTGTTAAGTACGCACAGCAGCAAGGCATTTTTGTTGTACTGATTGACAGTGAAAACGCACTTGACGAAACATGGCTACAAGCATTGCAAGTAGATACAAGTGAAGACAAACTTCTTAAACTTAACATGGCAATGATTGACGATGTTGCTAAAACTGTTAGTACGTTTATGGAAGACTACAAAGCGATGAACGAAGAAGAACGTCCAAAAGTTTTGTTTGTAGTTGACTCGCTTGGTATGCTTATGTCACCAACTGAAATGGACCAGTTCCAAAAAGGTGATATGAAAGGCGACTTTGGTCGTAAGGCAAAGGCACTAAAAGCACTTGTTACTAACTGTGTAAACATGTTTGGTTCATATAATGTAGGTATGGTTGTTACTAACCACACATACGCATCGCAAGATATGTTTGATCCAGATGACAAGATCTCAGGTGGTTCAGGCTTTGTGTATGCAAGCTCTATGGTTGTTGCTATGAAGAAACTTAAACTAAAAGTAGACGCAGACGGTAACAAAACATCACAAGTACATGGTATTCGTGCAGCGTGTAAAGTAATGAAAACACGTTACAACAAACCGTTTGAAAGTGTACAAGTTGAGATTCCATATGAAACAGGCATGGATCCGTATTCGGGCA